ACACACCATAAGGAACTACTACATCTTCAGCTGGCACATAAATAGATACCTGCCGTGCTAACGATGGATCGTAGTAAACCTTTTTAAAGGCGTTACCAGAAAGTCCTAAACCCCATAACATCCTTTCATGCTCTGGCCTATACTCAGGCATATTTTCTGTCAGCTGATAATTCATATCGTCTTTGACGCGAACTGCAGCTTCCTTTTTCTCTTTGGTTTCTCTACCAATGATCTGAGTTTTGACAGGGCCAGAAGCAGGAAAAGTTTCCATCATGGTTTCTGCTTGGAACTTTACTAAGGCTTCAGAAAGAAGTGGGTGATAAACACCACACGCACCGGGCCACGGTTCGGTTCTTTCTTCTACTTTCATTCCAAGGAGTTCAAGACCATCTACGTAAGTTTGTATCCAGTCTTTTCTAGAATTTACATCATCTTCAAAGTCACCTAGCAGATCACCGGAGAGCATTTGTAGTTCGTCATCATCCAGTTCTTCTGCTAGGTTTACCCCGAAATCATCATCTTCTTCGCCAGGTTCTATTTCAATCTCTAGCCCACCAGCCTTAATATTTACGCTTTCAGGATCTTCAATTTCAATTTCAAGATCTGGTTCTAAGTTTTCTGGGGCGGATAAACCTCCCATCTCTTGCGCATTAGTTAGCCCCATTGGTGCTGGGCTAAATGATTTATCTATAGAATTCGTGGCCATTTTTATATATCCTTAGTAATATCCTGGTGAGTATCTTCTAAACGTACGTTCTTCACCTTCTTCATCCAACGCTGAACGCAAATATCCCCCTTTTCTAAAGCGCATAAGCGCCAGGGATACCGAGTCCACATAGTCATCATGCTCCCCTGCGGGAAATGACGCAACCTCGTCAATCACTTCTTCTGCCCAACTTGTAGGCGGTGCCCATACTCTACCAGACGCAAATAAGTCTGACACAGCATTAAGTCTACTTATTTTATCGTTTCCCTTAACCGGCGTGAACTCTTGTACAGGAATCCCCATCGCCCTCATTTCATATATAAGTGGCGCACCAGAGGCTTTTTTCTCGATAATGATGGAATCTGGATCAAATTCTTCGACTTGCTCCAAAGCTTTTCGTTTCAAAGTCGGAAACTCCATCCTATCTCGGAACGCATTCAACAATATAATGTTTGCCTCGTTTTTTCCGGTGTTTTCGTCTTCCATAAAGAACACACCCCACGTTGTACACGCAGAATAGTCCGATCTATTAGTCTTTTCAAACGCCGTATCCCAAGATTGTAATACAAAATCACAGAACGGAGGGTCTGGTTGATCCCATTCTTGCCACCATTCCCGTTTTACGATAGCTGAAGTCTCAGATGTAGGGTTTTGTTGGTACTGAGCCATCCATTTTGAGTTTGGAAGCTCCTCTTTTAACGCCGAAAGCTCTGACATTGACCAAAATTCGGGCCAAAGTGGGTTACCAGACGGCAAAATAGCTGGAAATTCGATAACTTCCCACTCTTCACCCCCTCTTAACCCCGCTGCTTTAATAACTTGACCCGTCAAATCCCGTTTTGACCACCTTGTCATCACGATCACGATGGCTCCGCCCGGTTGTAAACGCTGTCGAGGGCCGGATGTGTACCACTCGTACACTTTATCGTAGATATCTGGATTAGTATCTGCTAGCGCCGCTTCTTGTTCCGAGTGAGGGTCGTCAATAATGAGGAGATCCGCGCCCTTACCTGTAACTGCACCACCCACACCAATAGCAAAATAGTCTCCACCTTTGTTAGTGGCCCACCTACCGGCTGCTTTGCTGTCCGCCTGTAAGCCAACTTGTGGAAATAGTTTTGTGTAGATCTCTTGATCAACAAGGTTTCTCACCTTTCTACCAAAGCCAACAGCCAACTCAGCTGTATGGGATGTTTGAATAACTTTTTTATGCGGATACTTACCTAGGAACCACGCGGGCAGCAGGTAAGAAGCAAACTCTGACTTAGTATGTCGGGGCGGCATATTAATAATCAGGCGTTTACTCTTACCCTCTGCTACTCGCTCAAAAGCAGCAGCCATCTTCTCATGATGTCTACCACTTATGAATGTGGGCCATACCTGTTTAACAAATGCTAAAAACCTCGACTGCGCCAGTTTGCGCGTCTTTAGCTCTTCGAGCTTCTCAAGCTCAGCCAATAACTTTTCTTGCTCCGGTAATGAGAGCATAGGCAAAATAGACGGAATGTCCTTTATAGAGACGTTCTCAATCGCTTGTTTTGCTGTCGTCATTTACCGGTTCTCGTAGCTCCGCCACACCCAACTCTTCATCCAAGTTAGTATTCATTGGCGTAATATCTATCACATCCGCGTTTAGTAACCGCTTGACTCGCTCTTTAATGGCAGACTCAAGATCCTCAGGGTTTTTGTAATTGATCGTAATTTCACTGCGGTCAGTGAAGAGTCCTATATCACTATGCTTACCTAATAACTCCAACGCCTTTAGTTCATACTTTGCGTCACCACAGTTTGCTATTTCCATCAACTTATTTGTTATAGCCGCTCTAGCTTGCGCTGCATCAAGTGCTAACTGCGCTCCGTACTCTCTTAAAAATGCTGCGGCGGCAAAGGCTGTATTCTGGGTTTGTAGTGCACCAGTCTTTCTGTGCTTTACTACTTCTTCTAATAAGCGTTTTTCTCTATCCGCCGTCTCTTCATCCACCTCAAGCATTGCACCAAGTTCGTGTTGAAGTTCTGCGGTGTTACCTGCAACAGCTAGTTCCTCTAGCAAGCTATTTGGCTTATCATCTGCTGTATCGAATGGTATCTTGTGTTTAGATGTTGGTTCGATAAAAACAGTTTGTGGTTTTGGCATGTACGTCGCGGTTTGTGGCTACGTTAATATATGGTTGGGGCCTTTATATAATAAAATGAAATAAAAATCAAATATAATCAAGGTAAGACAAAAAGGACTACTTATGCGACCTAAGAGAACACCTAAAGCGCAACCCAAACCGAGGGTAGAAAAAGAGAAGGAAAAGGACGTTGTAACTTGGGGATGTGCCTATATAGAGTGGGAAGATGCAGTGGCTGACTCAGGCTGGGAAGAGACTAAAAAGCCCGAAATACATAAGTGTCAGACTCTAGGTTTTATTGTAGCTGAAGATAAAGATGCGATCTGTGTGGCAGCTGCCGTATCCAAAAAGGAATCTAATGCCAAGATCAATATCCCCAAAGGGTGGATTCAGAAGATCAAGCGATTCAAGGTTGAGGGGTTAGGTTAACCCCCCGTTGTATTACTTAGTAGCAATGTACATTGTTACTTCAAAGCCAAATCTCATTTCGGTGTATTCAGGTTTTGTCCACATGGCAGTTCCTTTGTTTTTGGTTAGTAAGTCTCATAACTGTACCTAACCTTTACCCGCCACTCATCATAATTATCATGAAATAGCATCTCGGCTCTAACGGCTTCTGCTTCACGTAATCTCCACTCACTCCAGTCTTTAGCCCCACCACCAGACTTATTATATTGGCAGCTGTGGTACAGCTCGTGCACTAGAACTCCAGCCCTCATCATATCGGGTCTTACATATACTACGTTATCCAGAAAGAAAGTCGCGTTCGATGGAAGCACCCATGCGGTAGGTATGCAGTTAAGAGTTAGCAGAAATGCAAGAACGGTGTCCACATTTATATGTACTCATCAGATCCTTGTTTTACGCAGTCTGAATAAATCCCTTCCGTTAGCTTTAACAAGTCAGACTCAATTCTCATCCGTTCTACCACTTCTAGCTTAAACTGCTCGGCCCAAGCCAGTGACATACCTAACTCACTAGGGGTTTTTGCATCTGGAAAAACAAATTTTATTTGGTCAAGTGCTACCCCATCATTCACTGCATTTGCCACATCCCTACCTAGTAATGCCTTTGTTTTGCATTCTTCTTTTAGTTGATCATCCGCATACAAAGGAAATGCAAACAGCGCCAACCATATATAAACCAGTTTTTTCATAAAAACTCCTAAAGTTCGTAATGTAAAAAATACACCCTACTAATTTATAAAGCAACTCAGGGGAACCTTAAGGGGGGGTTTCTGTGTGGTGCGACCTAGACGTAGCCTGGCAAAAATGAAGGGGGTGGGGGGTCAGTTGTCAAGGGATGCAAATGAAGTATTTGCGGTATATCTAATGTGCAGATTACTAAGTAAGGGGGGATGCAAGTAACATAATCTGGATTTGGGGGGTACCCCCCTACACCCCCCCATTTCAACGTAAATAATAACTATTATATCCGTTTAGAATCAAAGACTTACAAGGCTAATTGACAAACGTATTACGTAAGAGTAGAATTCAATTACCGGATCAATTCCGATTCGGTCTAACACAAATGAAAGGTAATAACTATGTCTACTAACGACAAGGCGGTAAAGGAAGTTGCAATACCAGTAGTTAATTTTGCTATATTCGGTGAAGGTTATGCGGAATCCATTAAGGATTATGTTGCTCAAGAAACTCAGGGCAATGCCGTATTGGCCAAGACCCGTCGTGCTGGTGCTTTGTTACTCAATGAAATGCACAAGTATTGCGAGCAAGTCGTTGAATTTGAAGGTATTGACGGCAAGGTTGAGAAGCGTATCAACGGATGGTGGAACTTCCAATTGACTGATACCGGCCCAAATGCCGATAAGGTTAACCAAGTATCCCGATTCATTGTAGCTAGCTTAAAAGCTGCAGGCCATTCGAACCCTTCTCAAGCACTCAGAGATCTAAAAAATTACGCCAAAGAAATCGCAAATGGCGGGAAGAAATCTGAGAAAAGAGAATCATTGAAATCTACCAATGATTTCCTCGAAGGCCACTTGGTCGCTTGCTACAAAAAACTGGTTCGAACCACTGGCGAAAACCCCGCCGCATTCGATACCTTCCGCGACCGGCTAGCTAAGTTCCTACGCGATGAACTAAAAGTCGCCGCGAACAAGCTTCGAGTCGAGTAACACCCGCACCACTCGCCCCAGCTTCGGCTGGGGCATTTTTTTGTCCGCTGATGATAGTGATGAGGGAGGGGGGTGGATAATGTTAGAAAACGAAAAAGGATGCGGGTCGATGATGATAGTGATCAGGGAGGTGGGTGTAGTTTAAGTTCAACGTAAATAATAATCCTTATATCCAATTATCCATAATGTTAGAAAAGTTTGTAATGTTAGAAAGTAATGTTAGAAAATTTTGGGGTAATGTTAGAAAATATTTTTCGTGTTTCGTTTATAATCAAGTACTTACCTTGTAATGTTAGAATGTTCAGTTTTTTTTAAGGTATAGAATTAAAAATACCTCTTAAAGCGAGGCTTTCGGCAAGTGTAAGTAGTGGCAATGTGCAAAGTCGCGTGGGGCTCTCTATACTATATTAATTATCTAACATTCTAACATTACATTAAAAATTAACGCACAAACCGCATTCTAAAGCCATTCATAATGTTAGAAAACTAATGTTAGAAAACTTACAAAAAACTTAACATTCTAACTTTACCCGCCCAATTATTTCTAACAAAACCCCGTCTCAAGAAAGATATCCTGATGAAACAATGGATTAGCGTATTACACTTTGCTATAATATAAGGGTAGGCTAGAAAAACGAGTTACTTTTCTAACATTACATTTCAACGTAAATAATAATTCTTATATCCAACAACACGAAGGAGCGACAATGTTCAAAGATCAAGACTTACAAAAACTCTCAATACTCAAGTCTTACTTGCGCGCCAAAAATGCGCAGTCTGTAAAGTGGACTAACCCTAAAAACATGGTGCGACTGGCGAATTACCCATCCCAGCTTAACCCTAACTCTAATATAGCCAAGTACCCGCCCAAGCACCTGACGAGTACGACAATGGATTGGCATAAATTTCTTGAGTCTGCAAACCTAACCCAGTTACGAGGTAGAAGATGAGCCATTGCAAAAAATGTGGGGCAAGTGTTCCGTATGCTAGAGCAGGTGTAACAGTTAATTGGTACGGATGTGTGGTATGTTTTAGCGAAGCCTGTACCAAGTGGGCGGAGCGATATGCACCGAAGCTAGTAATAGTAGAGGGGCATAAGCAGGGGGCGACAGCGTATACCCAGAGTGGGGCGCGTATGGCGTTAAAGTGTAACAACAAGAAATCTAATCTGTGGAGGGATTGATATGAAATATGTGTGCATAGGTAGCGGTAGCTACAATGAGAAGTTTCATGTGGTGGATGCAGATAGCGAAGCCGATGCGTGGTATACCATCGAGATGGAGAAGCCACTATTTGATTGTAAGTCTGTGCTGAGTGAGATGTATGTTAACTATATACATTCTGTATTACAGGCAGAGAAATTTGCGGAGGTCGTATGAGTAAACAGCAAAGCAAACTGCGTGAGGCGATGCCCCACAAAACGAGTTATCCAACAAAAGATAACAAGTCTAGTACCAGTAATCATCGAACCCCAGTTTATTGGGATGAGTTTGAAAATAATATGTATCAGCAACGTAGGGAGGAGCAAGAATGGCGAGAGGAAAATGGGTGGGCGTCGTTTCAGATTTCATTATAGTTTCACTTGTAGCTATTCTGCTAGGTCTAGTGCTTTTAGGCTGGTTGGAGGGCTGTGGTGAGCATTATGTAGATTCGGATGGGAATGTTCATCCGTATGAGTGTTCATCAATATTTTTCTGGCGAAACAATGGTTTAAGGTAATACGTTTTGCTATAATAGTAAGTATGGTGGGAGAGCGACGAAATTCCACCTAGTTCAACATAAATAATCAACATTATTTCTAACGAAACACAAGGAGGTTGTATGTCTGATGACAAACACAATATAGACGGCTATGTTTCACTCAGCCAAGCCATAGAGTTTATTGCTCATAACCCAGAAGTACGAGTGCATTTAGAGGGTAACCCAGGAATGGGTAAAAGTTCTGCTACCCCACTAATATCCAAAAGAGCTAGCGAAATACATGATGTGGAGTATGTGGATGCTTATTTTGACGCGGCTACTGCCGATACTGGTGATGTGGTTTATCCATTAGTAGATAGGGAGAACAAGACATACGAGTGGATTGCCAATAGCCTGTTCAGATTGCGAGAGGGTAAGCGAGTAGTCATAAATATAGACGAGCTAACTAAGGCTTTCGCTTCTGTGGTGAATGCTGTCCACCCACTACTTGAACAGAACAATCCGAGGTTGGGTATCGAGAAGTTGCCCAAGGGTTCTATTGTCTTTAGTACCGGTAACCTTACGTCGGATGGGGTTGGGGATAAGATGCAGGGCCATACCAGAAATCGCTTGGTGAAGTTGCGGGTTCGTAACCATACTAACGAGGAGTGGCTACATAACTACGCTGTACCTAATGAGTTACACCCAATACTTTGTGCGTGGGTACACCGAAAGCCTGAGTTGTTCGAGATGCACACCCAGTATAAGGATTCGGATAGGGCTGAGAATGGTGGTAAGTTACCAAACCCATATATCTTTGACCCCAAGATGCAAGGTGGACAGGGATGCGTTACACCTAGATCGCTATCCTTTTGTAGCCCGATACTAAAATCTTACGAGCGCAAAGTGATTGATTATCATACTTGTAGGCAAGCACTGGTAGGTACAATTGGTGAGGTGGGTGGCAGAGACTTGATCTCTTTTGTGGATGCTCACGCTACGTTGCCACACCTAGAGCATATTATCGCCAAACCACTTGAAGCCCCTATGCCTACTGATTTAGGTGCTATGTGTCTATTGTCTTGGGAGTTGCAAGCCAAGCTCGATAAAGATAATGCGATTAGTTTGATGCAGTATGTGGGGCGTATGACACCAGAGTGGCAATCAGTTGTGCGGTTTGCTTTGGTTAAGCATCCTACGAAAATGAACATAGTGACTCGTATCAAAGAGTTTACGCATTGGTTCGCAGAGAATCACGATTTAGTAGCTAGCGTATAAGGAGGTAACACTAACATGATTAATATTCATTCGGCTGAACGTAAAGTAGAACGGGCGAAGATATTTCTATCTACACAACCCAAGTTTGCGTTGTGGTCTGGCGCTCTTTTCGTAGGTAAACACACCATAGTTGATGACCCAGAGATGACCGCCTGTACTAATGGAGTTGATGACAAGTACGGAAGGCAGTTCATCGAATCTCTTACTGATAAGCAAGTACGGTATGTGGTACTTCATGAAACCATGCACAAGTTGTTCAAACACCTACGAGTGTATAGGAGTTTGTTTAAGAAGAACGCTGATGTAGCTAATCAAGCCTGTGATTATGTGGGCAATCTGGAGTTGGAGAAGGCTGACCCGAGGAAAGAGTTTATCGAGATGCCTACCATTAACGGTATCAAAGTTGGGCTACTGGATTGGCGGTTTGATAATATGAGTTCCGATAAAGTGTTCGACATACTCTACAAGGAGCAAGCACAGAATGATGGCGGAGAGAGTGAGGGAACGGGTGGTTTTGATAGCCACGATTGGGAAGGGGCTGGCAATATGTCCGCCGAGGAGTGGGAAAAAGCTGAGAAGGATATTGAGACCGCAGTGCAACAAGGCAAGCGTAACCACGAGAAGTTACATGGTAAAGGCTCCGCCAAAGGCTCGATGGTACTGAATGAGTTGCTAGACCCTAAGATTAATTGGGTAGATGTATTAGCTGAGTTTATATCTACTAACATGAAGGGGCGCGATGCTACCACTTGGGCGCGACCTAACCGCAGATTTGTTGGGGCTGGTGAGTATATGCCTAGTTCAATATCCCGAACCATGCAATCCGTTGCCTTATGTGGTGATACTTCCGGCTCTATGTATGAGGATATGACTCGCTCGATGTCTGAGGCGCAAGCAATCATTAGTTTGTGTCAACCCGAGCAAGTGGATGTGCTGTTTTGGGACTCCGCAGTTACAGGCCACGAGGTATATAAATCGCGTGAGGATACTGACTTATACACAAAGACAAAACCCACTGGTGGCGGCGGTACTGATCCTAACTGTATACCCGCGTATATGAAAGATAAGCAGATGACCCCCCAATGTGCAGTAGTAATAACCGATGGCTACTTCGCATCATGGGGCGAGTGGGATGTACCAGTATTGTGGTGTGTGATAGGCAACAAGAAAGCAATAGCACCAGTAGGACAAACCGTACATATAGATAATTAAAAAGGAGGATATATGGTATAACGCTATTATGAAAATAAAGAAACCAATGCCGGACGAAGAATTCCTTATGCCTACTGAGTTATTGGAAAAGGTAAGGATGGCGTTCTGGATATTAGAAACTGCGGAAATAATTGATGATGAATCTGAGGAGGAGAGGATTCTCATTAGTGTTGACCGTTCAACATATGATCAATATATAGAACCTTTAAGTTTTCTTCATTTACATTAATCCCAAAGGAGAGCGACAATGGGTATTTCATCTAGTGCGTTGCTAGTGGACGCTAGCATTTCAGTATGGACAGCAAATAAATTAGACAAAGCAGCGACGTCTAAAGTGCTTATGGATAATAACGTAACCGCAAATAATGGTGCGCAAGTCCGTAAGAATCTTATGGCGGGTACTAGCTTACTCAAAGACATTTCAGATTTCGCCGCGCAAACTAGGCTATGGCATAACAAACAAACCCTAGCTTGGATGGATCGTGGTGCAAGGCTTGTGCCTACTAGCTCATTCATAGACTACAAACAGGAGATGAGTAGGCGTGAGGCAAAGTTTTGGGGCATGGTTGATAAGTTTGTAAACGAGTACCCTAACTTTGTGCAGATATCAAAGAACCACTTAGGTACTTTGGCGAAGGACGAGGACTACCCTACTACTGACGAGATCAGAAACAAGTTTGCGTTTAGCATTGTGTTTACTCCCGTTCCTGAGTCTGGTGATTTTAGAGTAGACGTAGCGCAAGAAGATTTGAAAGAACTGAAAGAGCAGTACGAAAGTAGCTTTGATAATCGTGTTAAAGATGCCATGAAAGAAGCATGGGATAGGTTGCATGATCTTATCAAAGGTATGAGCGACAAATTGCGAGATGAGGAGAGCGCAGATGGTACGGAAGTTAAGAAGCGTTACCACGGTTCTCTTATCACTAACGCTACTGAGTTATGTGCAATGCTTACCCACTTGAACATAACCAAAGACCCACAGTTGGAGAGTGCTAGGCAAGACCTCGAGCGTGCCATGTATGGTGTTGACATTGACGATATTAAAGAAAGTGTACACACCCGACGTGATGTCAAAACTAAACTCGACAACATTCTTAATCAATATAGCTGGTAATTTAGGAGGAGAATAATAAATGTTAGTTCAATCGAACAATCCATGCATGGCTGTAAAATGTGCTGATAAAACATACCAATGGTATCATGAAGGTAATAGATATGAGATGGAGCTTAGGCCTGAGTTGATATCTGTAAGCATAAATCCATTCTTGGAAAGGTGGGTTGATGACTTAAAAGACAAATGTCCGCAGTTTAATTTTGTAGCAGAAGGAATGAATTGGCTGAACAGAGTAACCCCAAAGAACGTGAGTGATTCGGATCACAAAAGGAAGCCGATTGATTTTGAATTAACCGTTACCACTACTAAAGTTTATGCAGATGGTGAGTTTATCGGCGAGCTTATGGTAGAAAATACTAAGCCAAATACTTTCGGGCAGGATGACTTAGAGGTATGTACCTACGAGGTAATCTCTAAAGTGATACCCAAACGAGGTTGCAAAACTTCCACTAGAAAATATACGAAGGCACTACAAAACGCCAAAAAATATATTCGAGCTACTCCATCAGTCAAACTGATTGTCAAATCTTTTGATGATGTAGATCGTGCTATGTCTAACGTGCTTGTTAGCGCTAAGAACAATATCATTGCCCGCAACGAGTCGGTTATCCCTGAGAAAGTAGCAGTAGAACTTATGTTGCGGCTAGTGGATACACAACAAGAACTTATTGAAACAGCGTACGCATCGGCAGGGTACATCAATAAACATAAAGAGTTGATGACGGAAGTGGAAAAATATAAGGATACTAAAGACCTTATAGATGCTTATAACTCTGGAGACGGTTGGGTTCTTCAGCTAAAACAGAACGGTAAGTATCTTGTGTCTAAGGTAATACTTAAAGGCGATAGAAAAGACGGGATTCAAGTTAAGAGTGTTAACTCCCTAGCGGAATTGCCTGAAGATATTAGAGGAGGTGTAGTTATGTTGGACTTACAAGGTAGTAAATCGAATGGGGTATATAACCCCGCAATTATTCCAGCTGTGGGGTTAAAGATAGACGATGGAATTAGCAGGGATATAGTTTCTTACTTTATTAGAGGTAACCAAAATGCCTAAACTTAAAAACAGAGAGCCGATGGTCGTCGTGGCTTTAAGAATACCCAAGCATGTGCTAGACCATTATAGACAGCTTGGGAATCCGACTGTGAAAATGCGGGAAGTTTTATCCAAAGAAGTTGGACAAAGTAAAAAATTGTGATACTCTAAAAAATCTAGCACAAGGAGAAAGGGAAATGAAATTAGAACTAGATAGCTATGAATTCAAATCAGAAGTTTTCCAGCCTTCACTAACCGAGTGGTACGAAGTTGAAATAGTTGCCGTTGAACTGCGAAACTCTAGGGTAAACGAATACGCCCCAGAAGGAGGAAAGCATATACATATAGTATATGAAATAGTTGATGGCCCCTATACTGGTGAGTTTTTGTATAGCAACATAACCTTACACAACCCAGCTAATCCAATACATGAAAATAGAGGGAAGCTAAACCTTAGTGCAATCTGTAAGGCTATTGGCATGAAAAAGTTGCCAGACAATACAGATATGTTACTAGATAAAGCTATCAGTATTAAAGCAAGAAGTATTGGTGCCGTGGTTGATTGGAGGCCCAGCCAGAAGTTTAGCACCAGTGGTTTTGTTAAATCTATTTTTAGTCACAACAAATAAAAGGAGGTTTTATGGTTAAGAAAATAATAGCTGTTTTATTGATTTCACTACCACTTACCGCTCTTGCTGGTAGGTTGTTGAAGTGCGAAGGGGTGTCTACTGCGCAGGGTTACAAGTACGTTGGTACATACTGTATGGACTATAACTGTAAATATGTTCAACGGTATGTTTTTTCTAGCTACTGCCCATATAGCATCTAATGGCTAGTACACCAGAGAAGAAGGTGAAGGAAAAGGTAGTTAAGATACTCAAAGAGTTTGGGGTCTACTACTTTTTCCCAGCTACTTACGGTATGGGTAGGAGTGGAGTACCTGATATCGTGTGTTGTTTCAATGGAAACTTTTTTGCTATTGAATGTAAGGCTGGTAACAACAAACCCACAGCTTTACAGGAACGAGAGTTGGGTTTGATAAGAGAAGCAAAGGGTACTGCGCTAGTTGTGAATGAGGACAACATAGATCATGTACGTATTTTAATAGAGGAAATGATATAGGAGTCTGTATGGAAAAGTTTACGTTTGAAAATAAAACAGAAATTGAACTAATGGGTAGGATAATAGATTTGTTAGCAGATTCTAGAGCGCACCATGAGGATGCTAAGATAGGCGCTCCAATTTACAGGATAACTTCCGACGAAGCTATTAAAACATTAATGGGAGATATAGTTGTAAATAAATTTTTAGAAGATAGCGATAAGCAAAAATATATACGGTGGTGTACCGATGCCCTAGAAGTACCAAGTGTAGGCGCATTCATGAATGAGTTTGAAGATTTGAGTTAAACAAAACAAGGAGGAGTTATGAGCGATAAAATCTCTGAGCGAGAGTGGCTTTACCATGTGCAGGGTTGGGAGTTGAGACGCAAGACCGCGCTTAATGACCTAATGCTAACCATTTTGGAATCTAGTCTTGACCCCCAACGCAAACACGCTATGTCTGATCTAGTCGTTGAGTTTGTAAAAGCTAAAGCAGAACAGGGGGCACCCATATGATTTATCACCATACAGTAAGAGCGACAATTGAAGTTACTGAAGTATATGAAATAGAAGTTGTTGTTGATTCGGTAGACGTAGACCCATCACAAAGCCAAGTAGAAAATGCAGTAATGGATGAGTTTAATCGCCTTGTAGATTCTACTTACGACGAGAACCTTGAGAACGCATTAACAGAAAAACAAGTGGATACTACAACCTTTATAGCTGGTTTGGAGATTACTGCTACTGACGTATCTGGGGGTGTGGAATGAACTTATTTTTTATAAACCAAGACCCTGTTATGGCGGCTATGGACTTAGCAGATAAGCACGTAGTCAAAATGCTTTTGGAGTGCTGCCAGATGATGTCAACCGCAGCCCGTAGAAATGGTTACACCTCAGAGCATATATACAAGGACGCCCACGTGAAACATCCGATGACAATATGGGTGGGCGATTCACGTAAACATTACGAGTGGTGCTGGGAACACGCGGTTGCTTTGTCTGCTGAATATAAATGTAGATACTACAAAGACCATAAGTCTGCATCTCTATTACCCCGACTAGCCTACGCTATGTATAACCACGTACCTGATAACGGTTGGGTTGACCCGCCTTTGTGTATGCCTGATGAGTACAAGATCGGTAACTATGTGGATTCATACAGAGAGTACTACCGTAAGGGTAAGGCTCACTTACACCAGTGGACTAATAAGCTGACACCAGCTTGGATATAGTGATGATAGTAAAGACGTGGAAGATAAAACGTGTGATTGGTAACTGGATGTATTGGTGGGTTACTCAATCTTTTTATGCAAGATGGATTAGCAAATACCGTAGGTGGAAACGTAATAGATGAAATTAATAACACTAGATTTTGAGACGTATTACGACAAGAAGTATTCGCTGTCGAAACTAACCACCGAAGAATACATACGCCACCCTGAGTTTGAAGTTATCGGCGTAGCTGTAAAACAAGTATCTTCGGGCCCAGGAGAAACAAAATGGTTTAGTGGTACTAAAGAACGTACAAAAGATTTCCTAGACCAATTTGATTGGGATAACTGCTTAGTTGTAGCTCACAATGCTATGTTTGATATGGCTATTCTATCTTGGATATTTGGTATCAAACCAAAGAGAGTAGCTGACACGCTGTCGATGTCTAGGGCCATTCACAGTATCGAAGTAGGTGGAAGTCTTAAAGCGCTCGCTGAATATTATCAGTTGGGTGAAAAAGGTACGGAAGTTGTCAATGCGCTAGGCAAACGTCGTATAGATTTTACTGACGAAGAGCTTGCTAGGTATGCTGAGTATTGCATAAACGATGTCGAACTGACTGAAGATTTATTCAAAGTACTGCTACCTAAACTAAACATGCTCGAACTCAAGTTAATAGACCTGACTATAAAGATGTTCAGCGAACCCGCGCTGGAGTTGGATATTGATGTGCTTGAGGCTCATTTGCAAGGGGTACAAAAGAAGAAGCAAGACCTCATGGCTAAGATCGAAGCCGATAAGAAAGTCATAATGAGTAACCCAAAGTTTGCGGAGTTGCTCCAAAATAATGGGATTATTCCCCCCAAGAAAATTAGTCCTACTACTGGAAAAGAAACCTACGCATTTGCTAAAACCGATGAAGAATTTAAAGCGCTGTTGGAGCATGAAAACTCTGATGTTCAAGCGCTTGTGTCGGCTAGATTAGGAGTAAAGTCCACCATTGAAGAAACCAGAACTGAACGGTTTATAAACATAGCGATGCGGGGAACTCTACCCATACCACTACGTTACTACGCGGCTCATACAGGAAGATGGGGTGGTGATGACAAAGTTAATATGCAGAACCTTCCACGTACTTCAGCACTTAAAGATGCGATATGCGCTCCGTTCGGGTACAGGATAATTGACTGTGATTCATCCCAGATTGAGGCTAGAACTCTAGCGTGGTTGGCAGAACAGAATGATTTGGTAGACGCTTTTGATAAGGGTGAGGATGTCTACAAAATTATGGCTAGCTCAATATATGGTAAGCCGGTTGAAGAGATTACTAAAGATGAAAGGTTTGTTGGCAAAACTACAATTCTTGGTGCTGGTTATGGTATGGGGGCTAGGAAATTTCAGGCTCAGTTGAAGAACTTTGGTGTGGAACTACCAGAAGATGAGTGCCAGAGGATCATTACTGTTTATAGAGAACAGTATCAGTGGATACCGCAGTTGTGGCGCGATGCTGGTAAGGCACTAGAGGCTATGATGAACGACCAGACTACTGAGTTTGGTAGAAATGGACTTTTGTGTGTAGAGGGTAACAGAGGAATACGTTTACCAAATGGACTATATATACAGTACCCCAATATACGCAAAGAACGAAACGAAGATGGTGATGCCGAGGTGGTTTATGATACACGCCGTGGCAAGATGACTGTACCTAATAGAATATATGGTGGGAAGGTTATTGAGAATGTATGTCAGGCATTGGCTCGTATCGTGATCGGTGAGCAGATGCTGGAGATAGCGAAGCGGTACAAAGTTGTAATGACTGTGCATGACGCTGTGGCTTGTATCGTACCCAAAGAAGAAGAGGAAGAAGGTAGAGCTTTTGTAGAAAAGATGATGAGGATGCGACCCACATGGGCACAAGAGCTTCCTCTTGATTGTGAATCTGGTGTAGGTAAATCTTATGGAGACTGTAAATGAGTGATGGACATGATGCAAATTTGGATTATAGCTTTTATTACTTGGAAGCACGTAAGGCGCTTGAACAAGTGCACAAACATATGAATAACAAAGAATATTCATTAGCAGAAAAAGCCGCTATGAATGCGATGGTAGATATGAAGTTGATGTGGAACGCAGTTAAATGCGAGGAGGAAAAGTGGAAGAGGTAAGCGAGTATGAATTTACAACCGACTGGTTTAAGTGGGCTGTTCCAGTATGGGAAGATTTGTTCAGTAAGATACCCAAAGATCGCAGGGTAAACTTTCTTGAGATAGGTTCTTTTGAGGGTAGGTCGGCTGTCTGGTTAATAGAAAATGCAATCGACAGGCACGGTGCTATCTACTGTGTAGATACTTGGGAAGGTGGAGAAGAACACAAAGCGCAAGGCATTGACATGGTAGAAGTCGAAAAGCGGTTCGATGCCAACATAGCTACAGCTAACTTTAAGAACTCTACCGTAAGCGTAATTAAAAAGAAGGCGACCAGTTATGAAGCTATGGCTAGTCTAGTAGGTAGTATGGCTGGTAAGTTTGACTTCATTTATATAGATGGTTCACACCAAGCGACGGATGTTATGACGGATGCTTGCATGGCATTGGGACTGCTGAAGGAAGGTGGAGTTATGGTGTTCGATGACTATCTCTGGGACTTCCGTATACCTCAGATGCAACGCCCGAAGATTGCTATTGATTTATTCGCCACGTTGTTTGAGCCAAAGATAAACATAGTAAATATAGGATATCAGTACATAATCCAGAGGAAAGTTTAATGGAAGAAGATAAAAGACCGTCGATTCTAATTGCTACTCCCATGTACGGTGGTATGTGTAGTGGAGAGTATATGGCTAGTGTTATTAAAGCATTAACTACCCTACGCAACCTAAAAGTACCCGTATTCCATACCTACCTGACTAATGAGAGTCTTATCACGAGGGCAAGGAATGAGTTGGTTCGGATATTTCTTGAGAAAGATATTGACTACTTAATGTTTATTGACGCCGACATTCAGTTTCCACCAGAGGCTATCCCTGCGTTACTACTGGCAGAGAAGGATGTAATCTGTGGTATTTACCCAAAGAAAGAAGTGAACTGGGAGAGTATTGAGAAAGCGGCAAAAGCTGGTAAGTCTGAACTAAAAGACTACGCTGGAGCATTTGTTTTAACCATGATTCAAAACGAGCAAGGGTTTGTTGAGACTGATGAAAGTGGTGCGCTCGAAGTACGGCATGGTGGTACTGGCTTCATGCTAATCAAACGTAGTGTATTTGAGAAGTTGGGCCCCCATGTACCGACCTACCGAGTGTCTACATTTACTGACCCAGAGACAGGGGAGTACCTCAAACCGTTGACCCATGAGTTTTTTGCTACAAGCATTGACCATACTGGGGCGTTGCTATCTGAGGACTACCACTTCTGTGAACTATGGCGTAAGTATGGTGGCAAGGTGTACGCCCATCCATTCGTAAAATTAAATCATATGGGTTCATACGTATACCAAGGCGACATTCTTAAATCTGGCGGAAACATAAAGTAATTATGCTGACACTCTATGACACTCTATGACACTCTATGACACTCTATGGCTAGTAACTATTTGACTTATGGCACTTTTTTAGTGAAATGAAGAGTTGACTTTTACATGTACTGTGCTATAACGAGCTAAGTTTATTCTTGTAAAGGCTCTTTATGTCAAGTGCATGGTCGTACTCTAGTATTAAAACGTTTGAACAATGCCCTAAAAAATATTACCACTTAAAGGTACTGCAGGACGTTAAAGACACTGGTAGCGAAGCAACTATTTACGGGCAAAAAGTGCATACCGCGGCTGAAGAATATATAAAAAATGGCATAGAGATACCAGAAAAATTTGCCTATATAAGAGGAGTAGTAGAAGCGTTAGGAAGGAAAAAAGGAGAGAAACACACGGAACTTAGAATGGGCGTAAAGAAAACGGAAGCTGGATATGAGCCTTGTAAGTTTTTAGGTAAAGATGTTTGGTGGCGTGGTATAGCCGACTTGTTAATCATAGATGGTGATACAGCTTATTCCGTAGACTATAAGACCAGTAAGAATGCCAAGTATGCAGATGTTAAGCAGTTAGATTTAATAGCTGGTGGTGTATTTGTCCACTTTCCACAAGTAAATAAGGTTAAGTCAGCGCTGATATTTTTAGTTTGCGATGAGGTTATAAAGAAAGATCACTACAGAGAGCACATGGACAAGTACTTATCCACATTTAATCCACTGCTAGAGAGGCTAGAGGTAGCAGAGCAGGTTGATGTTTGGAACGCTATTTCTGGCCCGTTGTGTAAATTTTGCCCTGTGGTATCATGCGAAAATAACTCTAGAAACTGAAGGCTAGATCATGGCAAGAAACTATAAAAGAGAATACGAACTGTACCAAGGCACTGAAGAACAAAAGAAAAATAGGGCCATGCGTAATTCGGCTCGGCGTAAAGCTTTGAAAAAAGGAAGAGTAACTAAGGGCGACGGTAAAGATATAGCGCACAAAAAAGCTATTTCTAAAGGAGGAAACAATGGTGATGGAACTAGAGTTACCACCGCATCCGCTAATCGCTCTTTCGATAGGAATTCAAAAAACGGCCTAGTGTCAGAAACTAGTCCGCGAGAGAGGAAACGACGTGGAAATAATAGACGATAAAGCATTACTCGTAAGAACCAGAAGGCCACAGTTAGTCACAGACTTAATAGAAAAAAGCAAGGTAGTAGATCAAGAGGGCGACATATACAACGTAGCTGTAAAGTGGGAGCTGGAAGAAGCTTCTGCTCTTGCTGGCTTACGTATAAGAAATGTACCATCCCCAATAAAAAGAGACTATGAGTGGACAGGTAAGTTTAAACCTTACGAACACCAACGGGATACTGCATCCTTCCTAACTCTGCATAAGAAAGCCTTTTGTTTTAACGAACAAGGTACTGGTAAGACAGCATCTGTTATATGGGCGGCTGACTACCTAATGAAGCTAGGGCTGATAAAGCGAGTGCTAGTCATTTGCCCCCTTTCAATTATGAAGTCAGCTTGGCAACAAGACTTGTTTACATTTGCTATGCACCGCAGTTGTAGTGTGGCACATGGCGAATCCAAAACCCGAAAGAAAATAATTCAGTCCCCTACTGAATTTGTAATCATTAACTTTGACGGAGTTGCTGTTGTTGAAGAAGAACTAAGAAATGGTGGTTTCGATCTAGTTGTAGTTGATGAGGCAAACGCCTACAAGAACCCCCAGACTAACCGTTGGAAAGTTTTAAAAAGGATCATAGATAGAGTTAGCTGGTTGTGGATGCTTACTGGTACGCCAGCAGCTCAATCTCCACTTGACGCTTATGGATTGGCTAAGTTGGTAAACCCAAATGGATCACCAAAATACTACGGTCAATTTAGAGACCAAGTAATGTTTAAAGTCTCGCAATTTAAATGGATTCCAAAACCTAGTGCAAAAGAGTTCGTACATAAAATGTTGCAACCTGCTATTAGGTTTGAAAAAGCACAATGTCTTGATTTGCCAGAAGTAACTTATGTAGAGCGAGAAGCGCCACTTACCCCACAGCAAAATAAGTATTACCAAAAGCTAAAAAATAGAATGATAATGGAAGCAGATGGTGAACAAGTTACAGCTGTTAATGCGGCTACAAATTTAAACAAACTACTCCAGATATCAGGTGGTGCGGTCTATTCGGATACTAAAGAAGTTATAGAGTTCGATATATCCAATAGAATAAACGTAGTGCTTGAGGTTATTGAAGAGTCGTCAAATAAAGTGTTGGTGTTTATTCCATTTACTCACACCATAGATATTCTTAAAGATCACCTAAATAAAAACTCTATAAGTTGTGATGTCATAAATGGAAAGGTTCCTGTAAACAGACGTTCGGACATAATTAAAAGGTTCCAGACAGAGAAAGATCCTTACGTATTACTAATACAGCCCCAAGCCGCATCGCACGGACTAACTTTGACAGCCGCGAATACAATTATCTGGTATGCCCCAGTTACTAGCGTAGAAACTTATCTTCAAGCCAATGCACGTATTGATAGGCCGGGGCAAAAGAACGCTATGACTGTTGTGCACATCAGAGGGAGCGAAGTTGAAAACAGATTGTATTCAATGTTGCAAAGCAAAATCGGTAATCACTCTCAGATTATTGATCTCTACAGACAAGAAATATCAGAATAACGTTTGACATTGTAAAACACTCTGGTATACTTGTAATTTCCTACAACACAAGGAGGCCTTATGGCAAATGTACTGACGCTGGCAGAGCGACGTGCCAGAGATAAGAAAGCGTCGCCCAAAGAAAACCTACCTAAAAAATCATACAAATGTTTTAGGTTGAAAAACGTGCTGTTTGTCCCTGCTTATACACAAGTTGTTCCAACAAGAATTGATTATGTTGGCCCTGCTTACGATACAAATCGTGTTCGGTATACAGAGCTTCAATTACGAGCAATGGGCGCTTCATCCACTACTGAATTTCTTTGGGAAAGGTCGTATCTATGACAGAAGAATTACCCTTAGAAAAATATGTAGAAGCGTATGTAAAAGTACGTGACGTAATAGAAGAAAAGAAAGAGGAGCTTTCTAGTTTAAGAGAGCAGTTAGATACTCTTACCGATAAACTCCTTGAATTTTGCAACACCGAAAACTTAGACAGTGTAAAAACTAAAGCAGGGACAATTACACGCAGAGTTCGTACCAAATACTGGACGAATGACTGGTCTGAGTTACATAAGTTTATTAAAGAGAATGACGCTTTGCATTTATTGGAAGCGAGAATACATCAAGGCAATATGTTGGAGTACCTACAAAACAATCCAGATAAGTTACCTGTAGGTTTAAATTCCAATAGTTCTTACGCAGTTGTTGTTAGAAAACCCACTACTAAATCTTAAGGAGAACAAATGGGAAATGTAGCAATTTTTAAAGACCAAACAGCGGTAGCCACTACCGGTAAACGGGAGCTTAGTGATCTAGCTAAATCTCTGTTGCAGAACACCACTTCTACTAATAGAAGAATACAGACTAACACCAATGGTACGTTTAAACGAATCATAAACGGTGAAGTTGTTGGAAACGCGGCTCGTAATGAGATCAATGTCATTATTATTAATCTCTTGCCGAAAGTATCTCGTATCTTCTACGCATCTAAGTTTGACCCTAATAAAGAAGCCACACTACCAAACTGTTGGTCAAACGAAGGCGATAGGCCAGAAGAAGCCGCAAAGGATAAACAAAGTGCCAACTGTTTGACTTGCCCCCAAAACATTAAGGGTTCAGGTGAAAATGGTAGCAAAGCATGTAAGTACCAAAGACGTATAGCAGTATTAATAGCTGGAGATCCTTCCGGTGATGTTTATCAAATGAACATACCTTCTAAATCTTTGTTTGGTAAGGGTGTAGGTAATTCACATCCATTTGAGTCTTACTGGAAATACCTAGTGGCTAACCATGAATCTATAGATAACGTGGTTACTAATATCTCATTTGATTCTAATGCGGATACAATGGAACTTATCTTTACGCCGATGAGAAACATTAGTGATGAAGAGTATGAGCAAGTTCAAGCCGCTCGAGAAAAACCAGAAACAAAAATGTATACCGTTATTACCGTAGCACAAACAGACGGTGTAAAGAAACAACCTAAACCGCAAGCGACGATTGAACGTGCTGACGAGCCGGAAGAAGAGGAAGTAGAAACAGAACCTAAAGTTCGCCAAACCAAGAAAGCAACTGAAGAGACTCCTAAACCCAAAAAGGATGCCGCCGCTTTAGTTGACGACTGGTTGAGCGAATAATGGGATACGGTTACAGCATACGTTTAATAGATCTAAATAAAAAAGCTGACAAGCAATCGCTAGGAGTACGCCTCGGTAAACTGTGTATAAAAAATAATATACCAGTAGCCGAGGTAGCTACTAGTTTTGGGGTTAGTAGGCAAACCATTTACAACTGGTTTATTGGGGCTACTTTTCCACAACCTGCTTTTGAAGAATCTATAAACGAATTTATTAACACATTAAAGTAAGAGAGCGACGCATGGATCTACTTAATACAGTACAGCCGTCCACTGGGTGGTTTTGCGTATTAGGTTTAAAAGGAGACGAGCAAAAACAGTTTTTAGTTGAGACACGGGGTGAAGTAGATGAGATAGCTAGAGACCTTGTTGAGAAAAACTGGAATGTGTTTTTTGCAGTAGCCAAGTTTGCTACAGGAGAGAATAGGAGAAAGGATAACGTACAAGCACTAAAAGCTTTTTGGGTTGATATTGACTGTGGTGAAAACAAAGCTATAGTTAACGAGACAACTGGTAGACCGAATGGTTATCTAGACCAAGCTGTTGGACGAAAAGCACTGAGTGACTTCTGCGAAGATGTAGGACTGCCTGATCCTATAGTAGTAAATTCTGGACGCGGTATACACGCATACTGGCCTTTAACCGAAGAAATAACTAGACAGGAATGGGAACCTGTCGCTAAGAGGTTAAAAGATGTTTGTGTTACCCGTAACTTTTATGCCGATAGCGCATGCACTACAGACGCGGCAAGGGTTCTTAGAATACCTGGAACTTTTAACTTTAAGGATATTCCACCTAAAGAAGTAAAGGTAATAAGAGAAGCAGAACCAGTAGACTTCGAGCAGTTTAAAAAGATACTGGGCGTAAAAACGTTTGACCAAGTAGCACCAGAAAGAGAGTTATCTGAGCTAACTAAATCATTGATGGCTAATAATGCGTTTAGTTTCCACAAGATAATGATTAAAGGTGAAAACGGTTGTCAGCAGTTATTAAGCTGTTTTAAAGAACGTGCGACTCTTTCGGAGCCTAGATGGTTTAATGCTTTATCTATTGCTAAGTTTTGTGAAGATAAAGATGTAGCTATTCACAAGCTGTCTAAAGACCACCCCGATTATGATCCTGCTACCACAGAGGAGAAGATCGAGCATATCAAAGGGCCACATGGTTGCGCTGAGTTTGAGAAGCATAACTCTGGTGGGTGTCAAGGTTGTCCACACAAAGGCGCAATTAAAAGCCCAATACTGCTCGGCAAGGAAATTCTAAGAGCAGAGACAGATGAAGTAACTATTGAATCAGAGCTTGAAGATGAGCCAGCAGAAGTAGTAAAAATACCTCCATACCCAAGCCCTTATTTCAGGGGTAAAAATGGTGGTGTTTATCGTGAGGTAGTTTCAGACGATGGAGAGATATTAGAACCAGTCTTAATATACGAGCACGATTTGTATGTTATGAAACGTATGCACGATAGGGAGTTAGGCGACGTCGTTTTAATGAAAGTGCATCTACCTAGAGATGGCATAAGAGAATTTGTTGTGCCTAATACTCTTGTACAAGACCCTGAAAAACTTAGGCCAGAGTTATCTAAATATGGAATCCTAGCGGATACAAAGAAACGATTTGAGCCTATTGGAAACTATGTTCTTAAAAGCTTGAAGGAGCTTCAAACTAAAAAGAAAGCGGAGATTATGCGTAGTCAATTTGGTTGGGCTGACCATAACAGCAAGTTTATTATTGGGGATAGAGAGATATCTGCAGATGGGATATATTTTAGCCCCCCGTCTAAAGCTACCAAAGAAACAGCCGAGTATATGCAAAAACATGGGACGCTAGAAGGTTGGAAAGAAGTGTTCTCTACATATGGCAGAGAAGGTCTAGAGCCCCATGCGTTCGCTGCGTTGACTGCTTTTGGGTCACCACTTTTAAAATTTACAGGTCAAAATGGTGCGGCTATCAACGTAATCCACCCAGACTCAGGGACTGGTAAGTCTACTATCTTATATATGATTAACAGCGTATATGGGCACCCAAAAGAACTATGTGGAAAGTGGAAGGATACTGGTAATTCAGTATTCGCTAAATTGGGTATATGGAACTGTTTGCCATACACTATTGATGAAATTACCAATATGCCAGCGGCTTTGTTCTCGGATTATATTTACGGTATAACGCAAGGTAAGGGCAAAGACAGATTAACTGCTAACTCTGAGTTACGTTCGAATATAGCTAGGTGGGCTACTACAGGAGTATTCTCCTCTAACTCTTCAGCGACTGAAAAAATGCAGAAAGTAAAAAACAACCCCGCTGGTGAGCTTGCTCGTCTCATAGAATACACAGTTGGATATAACAAAGTGGTAAGCCTTGAAGAAGGTAAAGAGCTTTTTGACCGTAAGTTATTTGATAACTGGGGGCACGCTGGCGATATTTATATGCAGTATCTTGTAAGTAATTTAGAAGAAGTTAGAGGACGTCTAGTTGGTGTACAAACTAAGATAGACAGAGAACTAAATCTAACACCTAAAGAACGCTATTGGTCAGCCGTAGTAGCTAGTAATATTACCGGTGGGATGTTTGCAAAACGTTTAGGTCTTATAGACTGGGATCTACAACGGATTTATAAATGGGCCGCAGATTTAATTCAAGACCTAAAGCAGAATGTAAAACCTCCTGCTACTAGTGTTACTACAATATTAGGGGACTACATGAACCGGCATATACCTAATACTTTGGTAATCAATGATGGAGTTGATTTGAGAACTAACAAACCAGCGCTACCCCAGCATGAACCTACTAGAGAGTTATATATTCGTGTTGAACCTGATACGAAGCAGATATACCTAACCGCAAAACACTTTAAAAATGATTGTGTAGAAGGGCAAATACACTATAAAGAAGTCATGAGCGAACTTAAAAAGAAAGGTATATTGGTGAATTCTTTGAACAAGAGGCTTTCAAAAGGTATGAAGGTTAATACCTTTCCTGTTCATACTTTACAACTAAATGCGGCGCATCCAGAACTAGAAGAGTTAATAAAGCATGGAGATAGAGAAGGTCAATTACCAAATTGATTGGACTAAGTTTAAGAGAGGAACATCCTTTTTTATACCATGTTTAGATCCAGTGCGAGCCAAACAGCGTATACTAAAGACTACTAAACGCTTGAAATATAAGGTTTTATTTAAGGTAGTAATAGAGGAAGGCGTAAAGGGTTTACGTATATGGAAATTGTAGGTAAAATAGGGTCAGGCTAAAAACTCCTCCTTTCTCGTTTTAGCCTTGGGTCACGAAGAGTCGCTCCTTCAACACCCCCTTGTGTTAGTGGCCCCCAGTGTAACAACTGGGGGTTTCTTTTTACTCCTCTGGATAAACTCTACTCTTAAGGACTAAGGGTAGGATTGCATTCATTGAGTTAGGGCTAAGTATCAAACCATCTCCAGCAGACATCCTGCTCTTTGCTCTACCGGTTGCAGACTTATAAAGTGCCTCTCCAGTTATGGCGTACTGTCCGTTGCGTACGTTGAATATACCTATTTCTTTCCATACTTCTTCTAAGTTTTCAACGCTCTCGTCAGTCATAGACCTGTTGTATTGCTGTATAGCTTTATCGTATTTGTCGTAGAGAGCGGATCTTTCATTCAATATGGATTTCTCAAGCTCTTTAGCTAGTACATTTTTCTCCCTAACTTCCGCTACTTCTGTGCTGCTAAATCCAGCTGCTGTACCTATTAACTTACCAGTGTGATACCACTCAGCACTTCTAATCGGAACACCTTTGTTTGTTATCTCACCTTGTTCAGCCAACCTGGATGCTTTTATAAATCCACGTATTGCGGCAGGGGTAAGCTTTTCGAACCCACGTTTATATTCTCCGTTAGCCAAATCTTCAACTATAGCTGTCTTAAAGTCTTTTACTAAGCTACCAGCAGGGCCAAAAGCGGCATTCACTACATTAACCCATAGGCTGTCTATATCTTCATTTGCCAAACTACGGGTGTAGAAAAGACCATCTAGGCTAGTTGAAGAACCAATGTTTTGGTCTGTAATCGCTGATATAGGGCCAAGTTTAACTGCTCGTTGTAGTGTAAGAGCTTGCTCATCAGTTAACCCAAAAGCTTTAGCAATACTGCTATCTGGGCCGAAGTAAGTTGGAAGGAACCACTCTCTAAACCACAAATCTAAATTACGTTTGCCTAGAGGGTTACCGTCGTCATCCATGTCATACCATAAGGCTTCCTCATCCTCGTCATCTGGTCTGAACATATCCCTCACTGCTTCAGCTAACCCCATCATTACACTGTAATGGAACAAACCTGTAGTTCCAGCAAACATAAATGACATACCCATCACACCAAAGAATTTAATAGCTGCTTCTCTCTTCTGTGTCTTGTTTAGCAGGGGTATCATCCCAAAGAAGTTTTTATACATGAACAACGTCATGTTTATTGGGAAGGTCATAAACTGTGCAGGCAACCTTACAAATGCAGTAATACCTCTACCCTTCATTAACTCTGGTTTATTGAAATTACCATAATCAAACAGAGATTCGTAAGTAACATCAACTGCGTTCATAGCCGCTGTTCTTGCGGCAGCTCTAGGAGATACTATTTTCTTGTCTTTTGCGAGTAGCTCATTAACAGCATCTTCTTCTGTATATCTACCAGTATCAGCTAAGAATTTATTTTCAGTCATCAAGTTTTGTATAGCTTGAGTCTGAGATCTATAAGGTGCATACAAAGCCTCGACTGCCTGTGCGCGGGTCATATTTGGATTAGCATTTCTTATCTTGCTAATCTGCGCTTCATATCCAGTCATTTGTTTTTTCATTTCCAAGTCTAAAGCGGCGCTAAACATCAACTGTCTACTTGTTCTCTCCATATGATGGAACGCACCAGATAGGAAATTAGCCACAGTGCGAGTAACAAATGCTGTCGTATTATGGTATTCTCGACTTGGAACTCTTGTTCTTTGTGAAACTTCAGTAGCAAAAGTATCGTTAATAACCCCAGATTCTTCTGCTATGTCTATAGCATCGTTATACCAACCCCTATAATCTTCAGGGATATCTTCTAGTACATGCTTTGTTCTTTTTAGGTCTGGCTTTTCAAACGTCATTGCTAGCTGACCATCAGCTCTAACTTTTCTAGTAGCAAGTTTATTGGAGAGGTTTAGATATTTAGTAGCCGTAGCCACAGCCTCAATAGTTCCATATCTTGCTGCAAGAACCGGTAATCCAACTAAAGGTAACTGAGTCAACTGAACCATAGCTGATTTAGCCGAAGTTAAGTAATAGAAGAACGCGGCTTGGTTTCCATACCGTATAGCTCTTTCTAAGCCTTCATACCTTTCACCTATTGGATCACCACTTGTTTCAGCTAAGGCCCTTGATACCATACGATCTACATATGCTCTTGCCTTTAGTAAGTTAGTTCCACCTCTACCTTCTAGCTCAGCATATGCAGAAGCAATAGATGCGTTAACTCGGTTAGAGTATTTCATTTTAGACAACTGGTTTGTAGCTTGGTGGTTGCTTACCAAGAACGCTCTAAAAGCATCTCCAGAAAAACCAGCGGTGCCTTTTCTTTTAACAAATCTTCTGCGCATACTTTGTTCTGGCAGAGTCTGTATATATAGCTGATATATTTCATTCTTAAGGTTATTTACACTAGTTCCGCTTAGTACTTTTTGTCCCGTTGCTGGGTCGACAACTAAATTACTGTCTATCTCAGAGAATATCTTCTTCATTAATTTAGAAGAAGCATCCACATTTTTAGGGTCTAATCCGGCTAATTCATTTCTAAGCTGAACGCTATCCCCAATATCTGTTATTTCTTGTTGTATTTCAGAAAGTGGCCTTGGGTCGTTTGTGTTTTCTTTGTACTCTTCAGCTAGTTGTCTAGCTTTTAAATTACGCGCGGTAGCACTCTCAAACATATAAAATGCTCTGTCTGCGCCCTTACCAAACCCAACATAATGATTACCAAAACGCATTAACGGAAAGTAAATGTTTCCTCGTTTAGCAATTTCATCTAAAACTTCTACTTGAATAGTGGCAAGTATGTTGCTCTTTGCTGTCTCGGATATACTATTATTATCTTTAACGCGCTTTATAAGGGCGTCATAGTATTCTTGGAAATTCTTCTGATACCGGTTTTTAGCCATTTCATATATTATTTTGGCTTGACCATTAGTATCCTTATTTAACTGCTCCCACCCACTGTACTGATACGTTATATTTCCTTTAGTATCTTTATTCACAAACCCTTTATAAAAAATTTGCAGTGCTTCGGTTCTTTTCTTTGCTTCACCCTTTGCAGCTGCTTGTTGCCTTACACTTAACGCTGGGTCTTGTGCTCTAGCTTGGGCATCTTTTATAACGGAGTCATTCTTTACTGCTTCTTCAAAAGTATTATGTTTTGTACCATCTATATCGTATAAAGTAGATAGGTGCATCGAGTCAGATAAGTTTCTATTAGCTATCCCACCAAACTTGCGAACAAACTTACTCCACAAATCAGCTTCTTCAGCTAGCGTTTTTGTTCTCTTCATCCTCTCAGCAGTTACTGCCCTAACCATTTCTCTAATTCTTTTAGGGGCGTTCAACCCGTAGAACTTATTGGCTAAGTCTATAATCTTGTCACTAGGTAAGGTATAAAGAATAGCTTTAAGCGATCCAACTGATATGGAGTCTTTAAACGCGTCTAAAAATTTTACCGATGACGCTACGTCTCTAGTCCTAAATAAGTCTTTGACTGCTTCCGCGAAAGAATTAAAAGTCTGAGAAGCCATAACTTTCTTCTTAGCTCTAGCTGCTGTCTTACTTTCTTTATTTGCATAGGCAACTATATTAGCTGGGGGAGACGTGCCAAAGACTTTAGGATCTAGTATACGGTCAGTAACCAGCACTAAGTCTTCAAAAGCCGTACTTATGTCCCCTTCAAACCCGAATAGTTTCTGTACAGCTTTAATAAACTGGCTGAGTTTTCCACGTTTAGTGTTCTGTGCAGGAATTTTCTGCAGGATATTCTGCATTTCAGGCTGGCTAAGGCCATAGCTCACAAAGTCTTTTGTATCTGCAAAAGCACCCAGGTCTTTTAGTGCTAGCTCTTCGTCAGTAGCCACACCGTTTTGTTGTCTCTGGTCAATATAGTTCTCGACCTGACCTCTAAGATCTTCTAGCTGGTTCAACGCTTTCTGTTGTTTTAGCGGTGTCTTTGTAGGATCTTGAGCATGGTTATCTATTATTCTAGCAGTTGCAGCATGAATAGCTTCGTGTAAGAAAGTAACGTTATTGGTGCCCGCTTTAGGGCCAGTTCTAGCTAGGTTAATATTCCTAGTACCATCTTCGTTCTCTATATATACGCCAGCACTATCATTCATTTTTTCCGGGTCAGCAAGTCTAACTTCGACTCTCTCCAAAAACGGCTTTAATCTATTTGCTAGTAACCGCTCGAATGGCGTTCCAGTTTTCTTGATTCTTTCGATAACATTATCAGCAGGGAAAAAGTCTCTACCAATTTCCGCATTGTTTCTATCCAGCTCTTCAAATGCAGGATTAACAGTAGGTTGTTGTAGCTGTGGGCCAGTAGGAGTAGTAACTTGTTTAGGTTGTTTTCCTCTTGGCTTTAGATTCTGTCTAGCCTGTGCAATCCGTTCGGCGGCTGCATCAAATGAGCTCGCACTTGCAGGTATTTCTTCATTTGTTCTGTTATATACCGCTGTAAAATCACCGTTAAGAACTGTGTTTACAAAAGCATCTATATCTTCATTATCTAGAGCTTCTAAAGCACTTCTTTCTTCAGCTGTTTGTTCGCCAGTGGTGTCTTGTGTATACTCAGTTTCGTATATATCAGCGTCTGTATACCCGTAGCTTTCAGGGCGTTCTGGATCTTCCTTTATTTTTGCTATAACTTCCTGTTCAGCCCTGTTTACAATCTCATCAAAAGCTAAAGGCTCGCCTTGAAAATCAGGAGAATCTTGTTCGGACTTTATATCTCTAGCCCTTTTAACTATTTGGCTCGTTACATTTGAAGTATATGTCTCCCCTGCAGCATCAGGGTCTCTAAAGTTAGTAGCTGTTTCTGCTAGCTGCCTATTAAACTTCTTGTCTCTTAAAATTCTTTCTTGGCGCTCTATTGCATTAAGCCCATCATATGGGTCTACTTCAGGCTTTTCACCTTTTTTTCTTCGTTTTTTGGTTATTGTTTCTGTTGGATTTTTTTCTGGGTCTACTTGATCTATTTGGTCTTGAGACGCAGTAAGATTAGGAGCAGTTTCTACCTGTGCGGCTTCTACCTGTGTAGTTTCTACCTGTGCAGCTTCTACTTTTCTACCTTTTTTACCTTTAGGTTTTACCGGCTCTTCAGTTACTGTTTCAGTTTCAGTTACTGTTTCTGTTGGTTTTGGGGCTAATACAGTTCTTTTGCCTTGTTTATCTAGGCCTGTTACCAACCCAAAGCTTTCCATTTGGTCTAGAGCCGCTACTACATCAGCGGAATTACCAATTTGTAAGTCTCTTTGTATTCTAGAAGGAGAAGTATCACCAGTGGCTAACACATGATCTACTATGCGTTGGTACGCTGCATCTTGTTCTTCTGTAGATAGTTCTGTAACAGATGGCCCTTCTTCTGTTGTTGTAACATCTTCCGTAGCCGTTTGTCCTTCTATTACTGGGGTAGGTGTATCAATTTTAGACTCTGTTGCTCTAGCTCTTTCTTCACGCCTTTCTTGGTCTAATCTTGTTCCAGCAATTTGAATAGCTTCAATATCATCTATAGGTTTACCAGCAGCTACGGCGTTATCTTTCGCTTCGTTTGCATACTGCTCTAATTTTGCAGCAAGATCAGCGGCTTCTTCTTCAGATACATTATTAGCTTCTTCCGCTATTTTGATTGCTTCTTCAATATTTGCTTTAGCTCTGTTAGCAGCTTTTTGTTTTACTCCAGCAACACCTACGTTGATACCTTGTGCTGTTAAAGAACCTAACGACTCGGAGATTGCTGAATCTACAACTGCCTTAATGTTGTCGCCAGTAAACACATCCCCAGTCTGCTCTCCTACCGCGAACTGTCCCGCAATATCTATAACTTCTTGGCCTGCACCAGTAAGAGCCTCTTCGAGCATTACTTTTGGTGTCTCTCTGGCTACACCTTTCATAGCTTCCAGAGCAGTTTTTTCTACTACTTCAGACTCTTTTAGTATTTGTTCCCCTGCTTCGCCAGCAAGTTTCTTTTTAAATAAACCACTAATTACTCTTGTAGGACCAAAAGCATCGAGCGCACCTTGACCTAAAGCCACTAAAGCAGAGGTACTTCCAGTTTTAGCTAAGTACTCTATAACTGCATCAGCACGTTCATTTTCATCCGGTATATTTTTAGTAAGTTCTATTGCATACTCCAAACGTTGTGAATATTGTTCGGGTAATGCTTGCGCTGTTGATGCACTAACTGCACCGGCAACTGCACCGGGAGGGCCAAAAGTTAAACCACCGACTACTGAAGCACCTACAACTGGCAAGTACTGTGCACCTGCTGATCCTAAAATATAACCTAAATAATCTCTAAAATCGGCAAGGCTACGGATATCCGTAGGGTTTACTACACGAGGAGCTAATTCTTCTTCTTTTGCGGCACGTGCTTCAGCGTCTTGTGCTCTTGCATCGCTTACAGATTCTTGGAAATCTTTTAAGTTTTCCTGTATCCGGCTTTCTATACGTTGTTTTTGTTTTGCTCTATCTTCTGCGGACGCTTGTGTATAGTAATTTATTTGTCCTGAATATTTTAATTTTGTTTCTTCGTCTATGGGTTGACCGGCGTCTATCTTAGCAAAAACATCTTGTATTTCTCGGTCATTTCTAACAGCAGTTGCATTGTATTGCGCAGAATAGAGCGATGGGTAAGTGCCCATTCTTTTGAGCGTACCCTTAAGACCTGTTTCATATAGATTTGCAAAGAATCCACTAGCTTCTTCTTGTTGGGTTTGTTCCCCAAACATAGAAGATTTTTGCTCTTCTTGTCGATCTTCCTGACCTAAATCAGTAAAAGCGGTGGGGTAATCTCTTTCGATTAGTGCTCGTATTTCTTCTTTAGTAGCATCAGCTCGAAATAGCCCTATTTTCCCGTCAGGAAGTCTTATTTTTCTAGGTTCCACCGGCTTTCCTTATTGGTAATCTACGTAAGATTCTACTCCTGAAGAACTACCAGAATCTCCTTCTGATACTCGTCTGGCTACGTCTCTAATATTATCTATATAAGCTTTTTCCCACTGCGCTTTAAACGCATTTGCTGCTTTAATATCATTTCCAAAACTATTATATTTTCCTTGGGCGCGGAAATCCGCCATAAACGCGGCACTAGCGTCTTTTGCTAGATCGTGTGCCTTATCTTGCTTCCACAGCTCCCACTTAAAGCCATTTTGGATCATATTTTGTGACTGAATTACAGCATCTTGGGCTTTTTTATCAAGCTCTTCTTTGCCCATATTTGGATTTTGGCTCTTAAGATAAGCTCTTTCTCTAGCCACCTGTCTATCAAAAGTTGTAGGCGCATTAACTTGCATTTTTGCTATGCGATACTGTTGTTCTCTATTAAGCGCGTTTTGGTCCCCAGTAAAGGTTCTATCAATTTCTTTTTGCACTGTTTGCCAAGCTCGTTCTTTATCTTTTTCACTAGCTTGAAACTCTCTACCTTTTCTACCTTCTGATATTGTCAAAGCTCGGTCAAGAACTTTTTCAGAGCTGTTCCACTCCCTACTTAATCTATTCTCTCTAGAAGTAAATTCGTTTTGTGCTTCTTGAATATCTCTCTTAGTAACAAGATCTAAAAGTTGCATTCTTTCCTGCGAATCTCGGCTCATATCTGCGATTGCAAATTTGTTTCTTTCTCCAAGTAACGCAAGTTGAGTCTTAATTTCTCTATCTGCTTCATCGCCATAAAGCCCCATTGATGCTTTAAGTTGCTCCATTTTTCTGTTGTTGACAATAACATCGGACGCAGCAGCTCGATCAAGGGCCGCTTGGTATTCTTTTCGTCGTTCTTTTCTTTGTGCAGTTGCTTTTGGTATTACGTCTGCACCTGCCTCACCAATAGCTTGAGATAGATATGGAGATTTTGAAGCCGCTACTTTAAATCCAAATTCTGCTATCGACGCCCACATATCTTTATCAGCTTCAGCTTTTAGTGTGTCCTTCATTTTCTGATTGTATTCAAGCTGTGCTTTTTCATTTTCACCCAACTCAGCACCACCCATAATACTTTTAATTCTATCTCTAGCACTTTCAAGCGAACTCGTCGCTGCTGGGACATCAGATGTAAACGTAAAGTCTTTATCTTTTTTATTTTCTATAGCTTTATCTAATGTAGGCGTAGATATTGTAGCGGCTACTTCTTCTGTTGTAGTTTTAGCTCTGTCTCTGTTAACCGCATCTTGCGCAACGGTAAACTCATCAAATTGAGCATTACTTCTTGGTTGCCCATACATTACTTCGTCTGTTCTTACAGGGCCGCTGTTCTGAATTGCTGTTAACCCAGAGTAAGAAGTCGCCGCATCTCTTCCGTCGCCCGGAAGTGCCTCTGTAGTTCCAGATGAATCTACTGTTGTTAATTGTTCTCTAACTGTAGGGGCTTTGTTTACTTTTGTTGAATCTACAGGAGTTATATTTGTAAGATCAGGTTTTCCTAAATCTACATCACCACCACGATAGGCTTCTTCTAATGAAGCAGCATCTGTAGCTATAGGCCCTCCCGATATTCCTCCTAACTCTACAGCTTTCTTTGACATTTCTTCTAAATATTTAGGATCAGAGTAAGTACCAGGTGCTAACAATCTATTAACTTCTGCTAGTCGTGCTTCAGCAGCATCTAATGAAGGGCCAACATTTTTAAGGCCCAGTTGTTTTTGCCTTCTAAGTGGTACTAATGCAGTTTCAAGTTGTGTTCTTTCCTGCATCAGAGCGTTTCTATCTACAGGCCTACCACCATCAGCAAATGCAACTAGTCCACCGCCAGCTGCGGAAGGCATCATATTAGGATCGGTTGGAATTCTATCCATACCTCTAGCCCCCGGACGAGGTGCATATTGTTCCTGCATAGCTGCCATTTGCGCAGCTTGAGGTGTGGCACCCAGTGCTGGTTGAGGACTACTAAAGACTTGTTGGGCTACTGTTTGTTTAGGAGCTTGCTCCTGTGCTTGTGCGCCTCTCATACGGTCAATAAACATTCCAGCTAGTACAGCAGCTGTAGGATCAACTAGACCCATTTTTGCTGCTTCAGCTATCTTTTGTTTATTACCACCGTATTCTTTAGCAATAGCCTCTGGTGCTTGTAGAGAGTATGGTTTAGTTTGCATTACTGACCTCCAACTTTAGAGCCTAGATTATATAAACCTAGCCCCGCTAACCCAAGACCTGTTACCTGTGATGCAAGTGACGGAGGTGGTGCATATGTTGTTGTAGTAGAACCAAGCTGTATAGGAATACCTCGCATCAAGTTACTGAAGTACCCCAACTGCTCCATTGGATAATCACGTTGCGCCAAGAAGTCAGCATAAGCTCTATCGTATTGTTGTTGTGAAAGCCCTCTCTGTTCTGCCCCTGCAGCGGCTTGCGCTTGTAGTCTTTGCAATTGAGTAGCTTGTTGTTGCTGACCAATATTTGCTAGTGACGTTCCGGCTTGAGCAGCTTGCTGTGCGCCTTGTAAACCCACTTGTGCACCTTGTAGACCTGTTTGTATACCTTGTAATCCCAGTTGTGCACCAAATTGCTGAGCTTTTTGTGCATCCTCAAAAGCCTTTTGCATACCTGTTGCTTGTATATTAGCTAAATTTTGACCTAATGCACGTTCTCTTTCAGTTTGAGCTAGTAATTGTCTAGCACCGCCATATGTACCTTGCCTAGTAGCCGCTAAATTTTGACCAAGTTGTGCCTTTTGTGCATCTCGTATGGCTTCTTGTTTCTGCACATCGAGTACATTTTGCATATAAGGTGACATATATGCTTGCATAGCAGCTGGACTTGTAGCCATTGCTTGATATTGTTGCCCAGTTCCCGCACCAAGAGCACCAAGCCCGGCGCCAAATTGCCCGTATCCTGTTGCTGCCTGACCTCCCCCAGTAACCATTCCAGTAGCTGGAGCAAACTGTTCAGGGGTTTGCATACCAAAAGCTTCTTGTTGTATAGCGGTTTGTTCTGGAGTAAAACCAGCAATTCTTTCGCCACCATATGGCGTATAAGGTCTATACGACTCAGCTTGAGCACGCTGCATTATGTTTTCAAAATATGGCCTCGCGTACTCAGGTAAGTTTGTCTGAGTTACATTTTGTTGCGTTGGTTGCCCACCGCCGCCACCACCACCTTTACCCATGCTTTTCTCCTATTCCTGCGTCACCAGCAGGTAACTGAAATGTGTGCCACAACGATTTGTGTCCGTCATCTTTAAATATCTTTAACCATCCGGGGCGTGCAGTAGCTTCAATGCCATCACAGTTATTGTCGTATGCCCAACACTGTAACAATTTCAACATATTATCTTTCCACTTATCTAACTCTACACCACCACAAAATACAAGAGATAAATACTTTTTCCTTGGGTACGTCATAATATTTGTTACGACTGCGCCCTTTATCTCTTCATTATCAAATGCTATCCACAACGTATGGTCATAATCTGTTATGCAATCTAAGATATCTCCAACTTCATATCTACCATGCGTATACTGTGCAGCACCTTCTAAATACTTCTCAACTTTATCCCAGCACTGAAATACGTGATCTGGGGGTACCATTGAAACTTTTATCATGCAGTGGCGGTAAGACCTTTTAAGTATTGATCAGCGCCTGAAGGCTTACCTCGTTCTGCATTTTGTCTTGCATTATGTACGTTATCCATCATCGCATAAAGTTTTCTTGCCCCTGCATCTGAAGATCCATTTCCTATTTCTGATACTGTTCTAGCATCAACAACAAACTCTCCATCTGCTAGTCTTGCTGGCTGATTCTGCCCTATTGTGGCAGGTATACTATCACTCGTTCCGTCGCCAGCTCCTTTTAAATACCGCCCACCAGCCATTTTATTCATAGCAAGTAATCCGCCCTTTGCCGCACTAGGCATAAAACTATACCCCGGTAGCGGGTTGGAAGGGGTGAAGTATGTAAACTCTCTACCTCCACTGCTTAGTATTTGCTGTGTAGTAGGTTGTGTATAAGTACGTTCGTCGGGTACATAAATACCTGCGGGAGATTTTTCTGGTTCAGCAACTTTGAACTCTTCCTGATCCATAGAATCTTGTATTAGTGGCCCTCCAGCTAAAGCAGCTAAACCTAGTTTTCCACCTGGGTACTGCTCAGCTAATCTACCAAACCCACCTTCAGTAAATAAATCTTTTGCGCCAGCTTCTACTCCAGAATACGTAGCCATCGGTGTTCCGGGAGTCGGTACTAATTGTTTACCATAAGTAAGAGTTCCTGTTTTTGAGATAGCATTGCCTGGCATTACGTATTGTTGGTTTGGTATAGCTCTTCCAGCCAGATAATCCTGGTTAATTACTTCATAATTTTCTATAGGGATCTGTTTATATGTTGGCCCTACTTGAGAAGCTACATCAGATGCGGCCCTAGTTGCAGTATCAGTAGCGACATTACCAGCCCCTTGTGAAGCCCCTGCTAAACTATATTGAGGCGCTCCAGACATATACGCAGGTTGGGAAACATTCATAGTAGCAAGACTTGGGCCACCTCCACCGCCAATTATTCCAGCGTTATTAACATTAGCTCCAAAGTCCATTCCACCATAGTTACCTAATTGGGTGCCAGCTAATGTTTGTGATTGTTGCCCCGCCAATGCGGTTTTAGCTGCTTCGCCCTCTGCTACTTTAGTTGTTAGATCAGCCCCTGCCCCAGCTGCAGCACCCATACCTTGTAACGCTCCGCCTAATTGGGCACCACTATATCCGCCAAGACCAGCCATCAAACCTTCTTGTAGATTACCTCCAGTAAGCATTCTAAGACCACCAGTAATCATACCTCTGGTAATAGCCCCACCTAGAGTTCCACCAAGTGCCCCACTAGCTCCAGCAAATACATTTAATCCTGGTACAAAACTAAGTCCAAAACCTACTAGAGTAGGAAGAAGAGCTTTAAGGAAACTAGATTTTGCTTCAGGTAACCCAGTATCTGGGTTTATAGTCATTGGATCACCGCCATATTGAGCTAGTGCCGCAAGACCTCCAACCTCTTTTGGATTCATATGGACGAGCATTGTGTCGCCACCGCGACCTTTAGCTGCTAAATTATCAGCTTGTCTTGCCATTCCACCTTCAGCGTAATACATAATTTGTCCTCACAATCAAAGCACTACCTTTACATTTTACCCATTATGGTGTAGGTGTGGTAGCTATTGCAAAACCTTCTGTGTTAGAAATAAAATTAACCGTAACTACAGCCGACGGTATACCCGGATATGGGGGTGAAGCAACTTCTGGGTTAAAGTATAAGTCTGTGCCGGTGGTAGCCCACATAAGTTCTATATACCCACCCGCTGCCAAATCAATATTAAAGTTCCAAACGGCGTCTAAATACCCCATATTCATGTCAAGAGTGTAGGCACGCGCAGAATATCCAACGTCAGTTCCGTTCTTACGTATCCAAACCTGCGCTGCTTTTGCGCTACCACTACCACTCCATAGCTGACCAGAAAACTGAAAGTTGTATATCCCCGGTCTATCTACCGTAAATGTAGTACCACCCGTACCGCTAATAGTAATACCATTTTGGAAATAAGTGTTGCCAAACTTTAGCTTATATGCTGTATTTATTGCGGCTACCGTTTGAGCCGTAGTGTCGTAGTAGAGCGCCGTTGGTACATTTAGTTGCGCTGCACCAAGAGTATCACTCAATGCAGTTAAATCACCATCTAGTCGGTTAAAGTAAAGACGGAGCGTGTCGTTAAATATAGTAGACCGTTGCCTATCATATACATCAGTAGGCTGTGGTAACGACGGTGCTCTTACTTTATAAAAAGGCATTAACGTCTTCCATCTGGTCTAACATCAATACGTGGGCTACCTAACTGCCATTTAACCCCTAAATCACTTGAACTAATCTTAAGCGCCATTTGTCTGGCTCTAGCTCGAATAAACAACTGGTCGGTATATATTCCAACAGAAGATTCAACTACTGCATCGGTATCTGCTACATCAGACTGGAATGTACTACCAGGAAAATTACGAGGTCTTACTTGGAATGTAACTTCGGGGGTAGCTGCTTCAGAGCCAGTAAAGTTGAGGTCTGGAATAATACGACGGCTAAGCATAAACTGATCTCCGTCTGCCAAATCAAAGTCGGAAGACTGTATATAAGCAGCTAAAGGAGCACCGTCAGCGTCTACTCCATCCTCATGGAAATATAAATTACCGTCGGTATCAGTTTCTCCAGTATACGCAGCTTGTGGAAAATCTCTTAGTGAAGTATCTAACCATGCTGTTCTAGATAATTGACCGTAGTACCAGACTTTTTCTAGATGGTTATAAACAACATAACGGTCATTCCAGTTTGAACTGCCGCTTGCATAAAACCACCAGACTTCATTAAAACCTTCATTATTACCACATATAATCTGATCTGACTGAGTGTAGTTAATATCATTAAACACATACTCTCGTACTTCACAAGGTAGCGTTTCAACTCGACCAGAATAAGCATAGAACTTATCGTGCCCCATCCAGTACACAACGTTATTTACAGACGTACAGCCACGAGGGGATATCATAGATACATTATCAGCCAATTCCTGTATCCCAAATACATCTGTAGTGCCCAAGAACTGTAGAGAATAAAGCTGTGCTTCAGTCCAAACCAATATCTCCTGTCTGGTAGCTAGGCCGCGAACAATTCTAGAACCCCTCGATACTTGTAAGAAACCAGCACTATTAGTTACTTCTGGTGTCCAGTTAACTGGATCATCTTGGTTAGACCATCTAATTAACAAACGATCTTGGTCACCACCACCATATGGAGTGCACCCTAGCGCAATTAAGTGCTTATCGTTCTGGGATACTAATACCTGCATAGCTATAGCAGGGACATCACTAGCGCCACCTAAAGATGAAAGAAGCACCGCTCTGTTAGACAATGCACTAGATGGGTCTGCAGTAGCCCCACGATCCCAGTAGTAAATAGCTCCATCACGAATATTGGATACTAAATCATTATCAAAGTTATCTAACCACCAGTCACGTTGCGGAAGGTCAACTGGCACAGTCGAACCAAGACCCCAATAACTACGACTCCAAGTTCCCGTTCCCCAACCATAACCTAATGTAACAGAAGGATTACCAGGCTCTATTTCAAACTCAGCAGTAATCCCAGTGCCACCCCCAACTGCAACGGTTGAAGTAGCCGCAGTAGTTACAGTAATAACAAAAGTATCTGCGTCGATTACTTGTGCAACATGACTTGTATTTAATTCGTCAGCTGGAACACCACCCACTGCTGTAGCACCACTAAATATAACAGTATCGCCTTCATTCGCGCCATGAGACGTAATAGTCACAGTAACATCAGTACTACCTGACGAAGTGGCAAAACAGTTATTGGTTGCCGGAGAAGTAAATGTCTGCCTAATAGGTGTGATGTTGTACATAACGCCACCCACCTCGATATAGAGCTTTGAGTTAGTACCCATTGCCAAGAAGTTATCGAGATAAGATGTGACCCAGTTCCACATTTGACGGCAAACACCTAAGAATGTCTGGCTCGTTTGTTTAGTCCAGCCACCTATCTTTTGTGGAAAACCAGAATAAAAACGCACATTATCCGAATCATACCAACCACCTTCATTAGAGTAGTTAGTGACGTTGCGGTTAATTCCTGGTTTTAGTTGTAACTTAATGAACGCCATCTTTATACCAATTCAAAATGAGGAGCATCAATAAACGGTCTTTTTCCCTGTGATCTACGAGTATCAATGTAGTGATTCATAGCAGATTCCATAGAGCCAGTCCACTCACATATATTATTTACATTCCAAGCAGCACCCCAACGGATTGCAACATTTAATTCTTTTGCGGCTTGTTTCACAGCATCGGCTATATCATCATATAAGTTAAGCTCCCATGAAACTCTATCGCCTACATAAGCTACCAGATCAACAGCTTTTCCTTCTATATGTTTACTAGCCATAGTCTGGCTTGCACCAGAGTTAACTAGCTCTTGCTGCCTTTCAATAGTACGTAGCCCTTCAGTTACGCCAAAATCTACCTTAGTTAGCTCAATCGCTTTTTTGACCACTTTTACAAGCTTTTCGTCAACACCATCGAGTCTACCTAGACTTCGTTCAGAGAGCTTAAAACTCATACTATTTCCTTCCGCCTTGACCTCTATATTTCTTAAAGTTTCTCTTTTCGTTTTTACTTCTTGGCCTAGAGAATGGAGAACTTCCGTCGCTAGTCTTATGCTTATGCTTAATGCGTGGGCCTTTTTCTCCAATCCCTAATTTTACTTTTGCCATTACTTAGTTACTCCTTTGTACTTCTCAAAGCTACGCAAGCCACCAAGTCCTAGCATACCCATAAGCACGGTCATCAACTGCCCCATGTCAAAATCTGGGAGAGGAGGGGTTTCCATTCCGTAGTAAGCCAAGACAAAAATAGCCAAAGGCTGGATAACGAAATGATAAGCAAAGGCAGTACCGCAAACCCAACCCACGAACGGTCTCCAACCACCTTTAAAAGTCGAATTACTAGCTGCTTCCGCCTTGTTAACCTCGATTTGGGCCAAGGCCAATTGGTGCGCGTGGTTGTCCGCCATCGTAGCAATTTCATGAGCTAACTTCGCTTTCTGGTCTTTATCTTCTATGACCTTATCTAAAAGTCCGGTTACTGGTTCAATTAAAGCACTTAGAAATGGTATTGCCATAAATTTTCCTTATTTCGTTGGCATTTTATTTAGAGCATTTGCAAATATCTATGCCGCATTTTGCGAGCACCCAAACAATAAACTGTTTAATTTTTCTAAATACCCATATAACAACTTTTTTAACCCAATCTAAAATTGTTTCGATACAAATAATAAACCAGTTTAAAATTTTTCCTATAAATTCAAGAATCATAATAATCTCCTATTGACCCATTGTTTTAGCACCGGCTTCTGGCACCGATGTAGCCCAAATAGATATTGATTGTTTTGGTTGCCAAGGCTCATTGCAATTAGTGCAGGTTCCTGTAGCTTCCTCATGTTCACTAACGGGATCAGCACAGTTACTACAAACAATTTCTATTTCA